TAAAAGGGTCGATACTTGGTGTAACTGATTGAATTGTTCCAATATGTCCACCTGTACCAGTGTCACCTGAGTAATGAATAGGAATCATAGCGCTGTTGTAGAAATTGGTGTTGTTAAACTTACCAAGTTCCCAATCATAAGCTCGGTCATCATTTCGACGCGTAACAAACTGGCTGAGCATTGAGTTAACAATCGGCGCAGAATCAGTAAGAGGCAATACACACTTGAACTCGCCGCCGCCGCCAACACCGAAATCTTTCATGCTGTTAACCGCTTCGGCAATTTGCAGCTGTGAATTAATTGCTGTTAAGCCATCACCGTAGAAGCGATAAGAAGATTCTGTGTATTTTTGCGCTAAATTAAAGCTCATTTTTTGAGCGATACTAGAAAAAGCGCTGTCAGCAATTCCAAAACCAGTCATGCGATCTGCTAATTCAATAGCTGCTGCTCTGGTTGTTGCACGAGAGAAAAGCGCGAGATCTTCAGATGAAAATGCATACGCAGCTACTTCTGTTTGATCACAAACAATAGCCTGAACTCGTTGGCTGAAAGCATCAAAACTTACGTTTCCTAAACCTTGGTTTGATGCAACGTTAATTTTTGGTGGCAATTGATAGCGCACTGTTGTGCCTTCAACACCTGCTACAGTTGTAGAAAAGTTTTGGAACTTCTTATTAGAAAGCATTAAGAAGGGGTCGTGTCTTTGTAGAACTTGCAAACCAGAGTTTGCGATTGCTTCTACTGCAATTAAAGCGTTAGCCATAATAGGCCTCCTGTTTAACTTGGATGATATTTATTTCGATAATAGTCAGCAAAGCTTTGCTCTGTAGAACTGTTATCGCCATTAACTTCTTCTAATGGTTTGGCGATCTTCTCGCCTCCTGATTCATTTTGCTCCAGTCTTTTGCCCAAGTTGTTCAAAGTGCTCTGTGCTAATTTGCCGTGTCCGCCCTTTATTGCAGTAATAATCTGCAATGCTTTGTCGGGGTTCTCAGCAAGGTGGTACAAAACCTCAGCTTTGTTGGGGGCTTCATCCAGGTGTAAATACAATTCAGGGCTGCTTTTAAAGAAGTCTACAGATTGCAATTTATCCTCAAAATCTGGTTTTGATTCTTTTGCTCCGCTGATCTCTTCGTCAAGCTTGCTGATTATATTATTGAACTTTTGTTCATACATCTGGCTCTGCACTTGCTCCTGCTGTTTGCTCATAAGGTTTTGAACCTTATCTTGTACAATGCTGTTTATAGTATCTTCGTCTAGATGCATACCAGCAGGCGCTTGATTAACAGATGAAAGCCCTTGAGCCCTTCCTGCTTTTCTTGCTTCGCCAACTAGTTTATTCACCATAGATTGCGGCACCATTTTTTCAGCTTCTTGTAGAACATCAGGAGTTATACTCTCTGAACTCAAAATTTCTTCATTATCCATTAAAAACCTCTTAACTATTTTCCCGTGTAGCACACGTGTCAAACAGGGATACGCCCTTTCGTATTATGATTACGGCTCATAACAGCCTTATTTGTATACTAAATGATTGCTTACTGTTTATCAAGTCCGTCATCTAGCGTTTCGATCGTATCAAGAAGAAGATCTTTTCGATCGAGGTTGATCTTTTGCTCTCTCAGCTGTAGCTCTCTTTCGTCATGCTCAAGCTTTACCTGGTCTTGCATGATTTGCTGGTGGTTTTGGTTAAGCTTTCTGTGCTCTAAGACAGCATCCTGATGGTGCACTTGTTGCTCCACCTGTGCCTTTATTAACTGAGTTTCAGAGTTTTTATCTTTTGCGTGAGCGTCGGTCATAGTTTGCATTCTATGCGAAACTGTCCTTGCTTCTTCCAGCTTGAGCCTTTCTAGCTCTATCTCCATTTTTTGGTTTTGTACAACAACTTCATTTTGAAGCTTTTGCTCAGCAAGCTGTGCATTTGATTCAACCTTTTCTCGCTCAATTGCCAGCTTCTCTTGTTGTAATTTTAGTTCTTGTTGCTGGATAAGCAATTCAGGGTTTTGTTGCTGACCAGCCAGCATAGCTTGTCGCCTCTGCTGTTCTACGTATTTTGTAAGCAATGATTGAAGCTGGTCGCCACCTCTGATTTCGATATTCTCCATAAGGACAGACAACCCACCGCCTTGCTCAAGCATTCCCTGGAATGTTGGACTGGTTTTGGCAAGCGTCATGATTGTCTCAATGGCTTGCTGTCTTTGCAGTTCAAAATTTGAACCTGCTGTGATTGATACGTTAAGGTCTTTTGGCTTATAGGAAAGTGTTCGTGTCCCTTGTTCGTTAATCCTCAAATATTTTGTCTCGCCTTCCGGTGTTTTAATTGGAATGCTATCAGGGAAAATATAAAGCTTTGGCATTAGCTCCGCGATAAGCTCGCCCAGCCTGCACCAGCTTGTAAGAAAGTTAGCAATGTATGGGTACGCAACCGCGTTATTTTGAGTTGTGGCGTTCATAATAGCTACGCCGCTTAGTGAACCCTTAGTTAGACCCATCTGGGCGTTATAGGATCCTAGAACGGATTGTATGTTCTCTTGGCTTTGATTCAATATCTGCGCATATTGTGGTGGTATGTTATTCCTGGACACTGGCTGTGGTGGCGATAGAGGGTTGCCGTCCATATCTTTGCTTTCATATCGCAAAACTTTGCTAGTGCTTGGGTCTGTCCAATCTGTTGCGACGTCCTCAGATAGCCCCTCAACAGGAACCATAAATTGAGATTGGTTAATATTCTGCATTTCATTAGCAATATGCTGTAAGCAAAAGTTATGCAATCTTTGTGCGTCTTTCGCATCGTTTATGTAAGATTTCGTTCTCTGCGTAACGCACCCATCGGTGTTAAAAGTCGTGCAACTATTTCCGTCAACAAAAATAAGCGGTAAGCCTGTTAGTTTTGTTTCTTCTTTGTACAAGATCTTGTCTTTGCAAAACACAACACGGTCGATAATCTCTGTTACCACCTTTCTTTCATCAATCACTTTCGGGGGTGGGCAGATGTTAATCAAGCCTTCGATATCTTCTGGCTCCATAATGCATTGTAGCCGGTCTTTGTCCACAACTCGCCCATCAGAAAGGTAATAAAGCTTATGCGACTTAAAGCGCTTGCAGTGCATATCAATGACCGTGTATTTCCTCTTGTCTAGGTCATAGTTAGAATCGGCCCAGCAAAAACCAGAGCTTGACTCAGAAAAGCTAGAAATTTCAGACTCTTTAATGTTGTATTTGTAATCGTCCTTAATTGCTTGCGCCGTTTTCTGGACAAACTGAAAGCAATAATTCCCGTCTTGTTTTGTTGGAAGCTTGGCGGAAGGATCAAAGCCAGCAAACACAGGGTTGATGTGCTTAAACTTTATGCATTGGTTGAAAGATTCTTGGTCTTTCCATTGGGTGAACAGCTTAACGCATGAAAACCCGCCTTGAAGCTGGTCTCTGTAGACCTTGTAAGCTTCTTGGTTGGCTTCTGCCGTTGATAAGATATTCCTAAGGTAAGCTTCTACCAGTTGAACTTGTGCGGCATCCGCTTTGTTGGAATCTACCTTTAAGCTTGGTTGTTGTTTAAAAAACTCGCCTAGCAAGCGGCTAACGTAACTGGTTAATAAATTATTTTCCATTGGCGGAATGTTTTGAGCTGCGCAAACCTCTCTGTCTTGATCCGTCAGGTTTGATTTAGTTAAAAAGTGTACATCTTCTTTGAAAGATTCTGCGTTGTCTTGCCAGAAAGAAGTCCAGCTGTCTACACGTCCTTCCAAACCTTTAGCGCTGTATTTTTTCATAGGCTCCGCCTTCGTAGTCTTTGATTGAGGTCTGATACTGCTCGCATTGTAGCATTATTTCTCGTGCGTGTGTAATCTGAGCAGAGAGCAGCTATTGGTTTGGCAATCGCAAGCTTAATCGCGTCCGCTAGCGTGTCCGCTATATCGTCATGCCTATGTGTATTTTTAGCGTTTATTTTACACATGTGATCAATGCACAATTCGAAATGCTTGTCGTGCTCGCAAATGGAGATTTGATTTCTGGCAACGTATGGCTGTGCGTCTAGCATTCTTTGAACCTTCGACCCGCTTGCTCGTGATCGTTCAACAGCATAAATCCTAAATCCTGGCTGACGCTGTAGTGAGGAGATCAGCCCGGTTCCTGTAGATTTCTTTTCTATAGCTATTATGCACGGCTTTACGGGATGTTGTAAGCAATCTGTATAAAATTCCTTAAAAGATTCTTCCAAATCCGCTGGCTCTATCCTTATCTCTTGCGTATCTATCCAATGCAGGCAGATCGCGTTGTTCTCCATGTAGATTCCGAAGAATGAAAACACGGTTGCATCATTGTATGATTTTGAAGTCTCAGCCGTATCGCAGACAACGAAAGTTTTGAGCATCTTTGGTGGCTTCTTTAGAACTCTAAACCATTTGCGTTTAAATATGCCGACAGCGTCGTCTACTGGGTTTTGCATGTATTGAGATGCAAACACAGCAGGGTAGACCTCTTGCATGGTTCTCAGCTCCTCGATCGTGTGAGCTTCCGGCCATAAAGCTGTATTAGATTTTGTGATCGCAGAGAATATGAGCTTTTTGTATGGAACGGTGTCTACAGTATCGATTACACCAGGCAAATCCTCCTCATGCAAGCGCTGACCGATAAAGACAACCGGCGTGTGCCTGTCGTTTAGCCTAGAGAGCAGCGTGTTGGCGTACCACCTAACCTCTTCTTCTCGGATTGTTTCCGATGTGATGCTTGCAGGTTTATGGATGTCGTCAATGATAATAGCGCCGCCAAATACTTTGCTTTGTTTGATGCCTGCACCGAACCCAGTGATCGATCCTCCAGATCCTGCGCTATATACAGAACCGCCCAGAGTCGTTTTAAACCAGTCTTTCGCAAAAGTGTCTTGTGCAATTTTGACGTGAGGAAATAGCCGACTGTACTCAGGAAGCATCATGATCTCTCTGATCTTTTGGGTCTGAGACTTTGCTAGCTTGTGGCTGTAAGAGATGAATAGGAATTGAGACATTGGGTTGTTTGCCATCGACCACGCCACGAACATACAACACAACTCAGATTTGCCGTACCTAGGCGGGCAGTTGATCATGAGCCTTGGTGTTGACCTGCCATTGGTCCGAAACATCTCTTGAAATTCTTGTATTACCGTTGTGGTATGAAGAGCGCTGACATCGTATGGCAACTTATACTTTACTTGAAAAATAAAGCGGACAAAAAAATTAAAGTTAGTTCTTAACTTTTTGGACACGGGCTCAAGTTGATCTTCCTTAAGCGTTAATCGCTTATTCTTTCCCCTATGTGCCTGTAAGATTGCCTGCTCTTCGTTTGTCGGCTTTCTTAGGGAAATGTCATTAAGTATCTTCGCCATCGGTTAAACTTTCTCCCATATCTTGAATAATAGTTAAGATCCCTTGATCGATCGATTCTTGCTCTGGGGATGCGTCAGCCATCATAATTGTTTGCGGCCCGGTGTGACGCATTAACTGGGAGTGATGCTCAATTAATTTGACCGTGATATTTCCTGGTATTGGCGCGCTAGAGTTCATTAAATCGTTCACCCCACGGCCTATCAAGCTTTCAATTGTGTTTATCTTGTTCACAAAAGATAAGTGGCTTCTCCTTCGCATATCAGAAGTAAAATCAACAAGCCGCTGGTTTATCATGGCTGCGATTTCGTCTTTTTTTAAAAGCCCCATAGCGCATTTTGTGGAGATATTCGACTCAGCTGCTGCTTGTTCTAGGTTACCGCCTGACGTGACGAATGCCTCAATGAAAAGTTGTTCTACTTCTCCAAGTGCCTCTAGCACTTCATGCATTTTATCTGGCGTGAAAACTGATGCCATGGTCATTTAGCCTTTATTTTTGATCGGCTCGCATATTTACGCTTTGCTGGCTTTTTTTCCGCAGCTTTAGCTGGCTCTTTCTTTGGAACCTTAGGCCTAATGTCATAAGGGGACCCGTCATCATTGATAAGGACCGCAACGCTTTTGCGCCCTTCACATACCGGGCACTTAACTGTCATCATGGAGTTAATGCGCACAATCCCAGTGGGCGTTTTAGTCCCTCTTGCCATGCATTTAGGGCACTTAATCTTTACTATCTTCATTGAAAAAACCTCGATGATATATGTTCTAAATGTTCAAGAAGAAAGTTTATTGCTTTCCCCGACTTTACGTCTTTTCCGCTAAATCGAAAAAGAGTATAACCCATAGCTGAGCATATGTTGTATTTCTCCATGTCTTTGATGTATCCGGACGGCCTAACGTGCCTTCCGTTAGTCCAAATACCGCCCTCTATCTCTATGCAAAGAGAAAGATTGCTAGCCGACAAATAGAAATCAGATCGAAATCTTCTGGTGGGGCAAAATTTAAACTCTCGCTTCACATCAACGTCCGAATTAATAATTATCTTCATTTCGGTTTTACATAGATCAAGCTGTGAAGCAAATAAGTCTTCTAGTTCAGACTGTTTTGTGTATGATCTCATTGCTGTCATTTTGTATATAATTCCCTTACTGTACAAAAGAAACACAGGCAATATAAACTTAACTGCTGTATTTTAGTAAAAATCGCACTTTTAAAATCCATCTCAAAGGAAAAAGAAAAAATTGAACTGGCTGCTAGCGCTTGTGCAGGAAACTAACAGCCAGGACAAGAAAGCGGACAGGTTAGCCGCTATGACTGCATACCATGTGCGTAGTAGATGCAGTCAATCTCTATGATACAAAAAAAACACGAATCGAACAAGCAAGGGATGCATACT